CATCACCTAAGTACCTAAATGATGCCATGCCGAATTTAATGCCAGTCTTAGTGCCATTGATAGTCAGAGTGCAGTAGTTCATAATTAAGCAGTTACATCAAGAACTCCAGATGATTGGATAGTGCCTGAGAAGTTTACAAATTCGGTTGTAGACTGATTCAAAGTAAGATCAGTAATATAACCACTAAATTGGTGGTAATAAACTGTACCAACTGAAGAACCAGTGATTGTTGGATTCTGAACCCTTACAGTTACAATATTTTTGTTAACCATTGCAGCCAAAAGGTCTTCATAAGATACTTGAGCAATAGTTGGTGCAGCCTCACAGATAGCATCAAAATCTACTGTCATTTGAGGCTCTGAAGGTGATGTCAAAACTCCGCAATTAGTTTGCTCAACTGTTGCATCCATTGTTGTGTTAACTGAACCAGTACGAAGGCATACAAGATTCTTGTATGAACTTCCCCCTGCTACATCTATTTCGATGTTTTGTAATGAACCTAATACTTGTGGCATTTTATTCTATTTTTGATTTACTAAATTACTGATTGTTATTATCTTACGAGCAACAAAATTATCGCCATTTTGCAATGGTAAATAATTTGATGATGTTCTTGCAGTAGGGTATACTACAAAATCAGCATCACTAAACCCATCAACGGCAGTATCTGGAATTAATATGTTCAATATTTGTGATGAGATATTATCAACGACCCCATTATCATACACTCGGTATTGTTCGCTAAAAATGTCAATTACCACATCAACAAAGTTTCCGAAATACTGATTATTATTATTCGCTGATTCCGTAATTGAGGATATTACAACGTAGTTTTTCGGAGTAGTGCGAAATGGTGTCTGCCCATAAACGGGTACATCTTGACCATTGTAGGACAAGTTACCATTTAAGGCGTTGACATATATTACACGTATGTTATTTGATGCGTCTTTCATTTATACATTTTTAGCACCTCAATAACTCTTGTTTTAAATTTAGGCCAGTAAGCCAAAATACTTGGGCGCATGAATGGTCTTGCAGGAATATTCACAGGTCTTATCCCTTTTCCTTTGAACTTTGATGCTAAATCTTGCCATTCAGGGTATTCAGGAGCCTCATACAATGTACCTGTACCAAACTCATGGTAAGCAGCGTATTTTGTTTGTGCAACAAGCTGATAACTCATAAATTGGTCTTTCTTTAGGCTTATTGATGCTCTCAATCTTCCTGTGTCAACAGGTGCAAGATTCTTTGCACTCCTTGCCATATCCTCACCATGAGCAGCTAATTCCATATCAATCTCAACGGCAGCATCATTAACAAGTGTTTTATACTTTTTAAGTATGTTGTTAATTGCCCTATCTGAAACCTCTATGTTAAATCCTTTAGCCATTATATAACTACTTGCCTATATTGGTGATAGTTAAGTCCTTCCCATGAAGGATATTGTGAAACCGATTGTTTCGGGTCAGCATTCATTTTCTTACCTCTGTTTTCATACATCCACGAAACCAAAGTTAGTATGTCATTCCTTAAATCATTGGGTAGTGTTCCGTAACCTGCCTGATATGTCACAGTATAGGTACCTGGGATGTACAACCACAATTTACCACCAATCACCTCATAGTCATCATTCGCAGTCAAAGCCTCATTGTCATTGATACCCTCTTTCATTGTCACGCTATTAACGCAGACTAAAGGGGAATAAGGCAAATCAATAATCCATACTTTAGGATTATTCCCAGTGCATTCAACATTGGCTTGTATCAGCTTATTAGCAAATGACCTCCCCGTTAATTTCTCAAGGTGTTGTCTTGCTGCTGAAATTAGGTTATCTATTAGGGTATCGTCAGATGTGTAGTCAATTCTCATCCAATTCTTTGCATCAGTCCTGCTCACAGGTTCTGCAACGGCATCGGCTTGAATTACTACGCTATTTATATATACCATTGGTGTACTTTTTCTTTGAACCAAGTTGAGAAGTGATTAAGTGCTTCTCTTGGATCATGTTCTCTTGACCTTGCTTTTGCTTTTCTTGATGCTCCTTGATAGGCTTTTTCTTCATCAAGTTCAGTAATTCTTCTGACCCATTCCTTAACATCAGTTCTGTTTTTAATGTAAATACCTGCTTTACCGCAGTTTTCCTTTAGACCATCCGCCTCAGTACAAATCACAGGAATACCGCTTGACATTGCCTCAGTTGCCGTTCTGCCCCAACTTTCGTAATCCGATGGCATTAAAAGTATTCGAGTCTGCTTGTAAGTTTCAAGTATGTTCGGATTGTTTTTCACATACACCACATTCGGAAGATTTTCGGTTACTTGCTCATCATATGAACCAAGAACACCTAAAAATCGTTTATGTGGCATCGCTCTGGCAATATCTGCAAAGACCTTACCCCCTTTGTTTTCGTTTAAGTTTATTAGTGTAATGTAAGTATTGCGTGAAGTGTCAGTATTAGTATCGTAGAATCGATAGTCACAAGGTGGGGTTAATACAAAACTACTAAAATTATAATTCAGTAGGTCTTTTAGCCAAAAAGAATTATAAATGATATGTTGCCTATTCTCTGCATCAATAATTTCTGGGTAAGGGTGGGAATTATGTATAAGGTGAAATACTGGCTTCCGATATAGTTTAGCGGTGTGAATTGTCCATCTTGTATAATCCAAATGAGTAAATACCACATCCGACCAACGCATTAATCCTTCAATTACATTTGCATTCGGTGGAAATACATCAATACCATCGAAAACGTAATTGTTGGTTATTTTGTAGTGGTTGGCTTGGTGGAGTAATATTTTAATATGGTGTCCTTCTGATTGTAAGTGCTTTAATATTCCATGCAACATATATTCAGCACCGCAATTGTGTTGAGGTGGGTATAAATGAATGGATGCGAGTATATTCATAATAGTTTATTTGCTGATGCATTAAACAATTCTGTATAATCAGCATAGTGATTCCAAAGAGGTGATTCATGTGGTTTCTGCCACGCAATCATAGGTGAAACTATGTAACTTTTACCTCTTTGGTGAATATTATCCTTGAGCCAATCATCAAACATCTGTGTAGTGTCTTGGTAAGGCTCACAGAGTGCTTTAGCGTTATTAAAGCATACTGCATGAGTAGTCCATGCTCCAAACGTGCGAAAAAGATTATTAGAATGTCTTTGTATTGGTGCAACAAGATTCGCTCCAAGATAGAGCATATCCCAATCACTTGGCATCTGATTTATTGCATCGTGCAAGTGTGCTGAATCCTTTAAGTACACATCATCTTCAAAGAACCATAAAATACCATCACTTTGTGAGGTAATTTGCTGCATTGATAAATTGAATGATGTTTTCGCATCATCATTCTTTATGGCATAAAATATATCAGCATCAAAACCATGTGAGAGTAGATGGTTGTATGCTCCTTCTGTTCTTGCTGAATCGTGTGTAGTTAGTAGTATAGTATTCATAAAAATAGGGGAAGGCTTTTACACCTCCCCCTTATTAGCAAGAAACAGGATTTAGATTGCTCCGTAAACTGCTGCGCTTGGTTGGAACTGCAATAATTCACAGCGAGCCTCACAGCGGAAAGTCAATAAGTTAGATTGGAAGTCCGTTCCGTCAAACTCGGTAGACCTTACTGCGAGTCCAGATTGTTGAGCAATGGCAAACTTAGTTGTATCCATTACATAAATCTTAGATGCAGTTACCAAGCTATGAGGGATAACAGGAACACCTGCAATCCTTACATTACCATTTTGGTCGATTACCATACCGCCAGGAACAGAGTAATCAGAAGGCTTTGTTTTCAGCAAACCTGCCCAACCTGCATGAGTTGTCAAAGCGAGGTTAGCAGTCCAATTCGATGCACCCAATTGAGCGAGGTAATCGATGAACTTCTCAGCGGTATTAGCACCACTTGAAGAACCTGCAGTAGCTGATGCAGCAATTGCATTCAGGTAGTAGGTATCTTCAGCCTTTTGGAAGTCTTCGATAAGAGACTGCTGCAAGTAAGCTTGAAGGAAAGGCAGATCATCAATCATCTGACGAGATACCTTTGCAAAACCTGCGATGAATGACAAAGATGTATTTACAACAGTTACGTCATAATCAACTTGTGGCTTTGCAGAACCTTCAGTTTGCTTACCGAAAGAACCTTCGCCTACTGGAGTGTTGCCCCTTGGGAAAGATACTGAACCAGTGCTTACAGGGATGATGTTGAACACGCTGCGGAGGTGTGGGTTCACGAATGAACGCAGAGCAGGATTGTCAACGTAAGATGTATAAACAGAACCAGTCAGGTTATTTGCAATGGTCATTGTGCCTACTGCTTTCATGTCAAGTTCAGCAGCGAAACCCTTACCATTACCACGAACGGCAGATTTGATGTCATTGTAACCTTTCTCAACTACATTAGCAATCTCGGCTTTGATAGCGTTAATATGCTCTGCATAAGAAGTAGCTACTTTGCTTTCAGTCTTGGCGTTGATTTTACCAAGAGCAGCCTTTGCTTCAAGAGCATCTTTACGAGCCTCTTCCAAAGACTGATTGTTTTTTACCAATT